TAAGGCTCCGCAACACATCCCCAGTTGCTGCCTTTCCTTTAAGTGAATCTCCATGCATAATTAAGATGTTCCTATTACACACAGGGAACACATGGAAAAAGGTTTTGGGTATTTCAAATTCAATATTTGATTGTTCCCTACAAAAAGCTGCTACCCATTGATACAACATGTAATCCCAGTTTACATGTTTATCCTTAGCAGGAGGCTTAACAGTCATTCGTCCATGATTACCTACAACACATGGGACTCGTACCTTATCAAAGTGGGGAGCCAAGAACATCAAAGCTTGAGCAATCAAGTTCGCTCCCCTAACCATTTGACCCATTGTAGTATCTTGATTAGTCTCCCGTAATTCCTGATGGATATCTCCACTAACCATGTCTCCTAGTAGAGGTATAACTAATTCAGGAACCTCTGCAAAGCTCCTTCGATATTCAACTAAGTCTAATATCTGGGAAGCCCACCCATACAATCTAGCATTAAAGATATCAATTGTATAGGCATTTAAACTAGCCATCTGGTTATAGTCTACATTATCACCTATATGTGTATCCGATAGAGGAGCTATCACACTTTGTGGTTCCTTTCCTCGTCTACCTTTAGAAGGTGATGGCTTAATTAATTCCTGTCCACGCAAGGGTTCAGTTATTGTGTGGATAAGATCAACAATAGACTCGTGTGTTGTTATTTCGTTTGAAGCCTGCTCATACAATTTCTTATAGTGAATGGCTTCATTCTTATAGGTGTCTACTTGCTTCTCTAATTTATTATCTACCCCTTCTACGTAATCCCCCTCCTTGTCGTACCAACGTTGAATAGTACTTCGATGAACGGCTATTCCCGTTTCTTCTTCCATCCATTCCGCAATCGAAGTCCACGTCTCGCCTTCTTGCCTCTTTTTTACTATCCCTAATTTTGCCTGTTCTGGAATCATATTCTCTCCTTACTGTGAGCACTATAACTTTACCGCACATACGGCAACTCAAATCTTTATCTCCATTTAAATACATCTGTCCTCTACACTTAGGGCAATTCATTATTTATGTTAATATCCTCGTATAGCTTTTTGAAGTATTGCTTTTTCTACTACCCACCAATTGTGTTCATCCTCATCATCTCCATCTTTATTATTGGTGTTTAACTTCCTAGGTATTTTATCTTTATCATCTGTTCTATGTAGGTCATCATTCTGCCCAGCCATCCCATAACCATCTGATTTATCTATGTTTAAATTACGTATCTTATTTTCCATATCTTTTTGCTGGGCAAGAGTATAGGATGCATATTTCTCTTTATCCTTAACATTCTTAGTACGTTCAACATACGCAGGTGGGTCTTCTTTATAGAATTGGCCTTCTGGTAAATCATCATGACCTACTGCGTGGTCAGTATCATCATCTTTCTTTTTCCAATTTAATCTTTTAGGGTTGTTCATTCTGTTTTGAGATTCAAAATTATCAGATGGGAAGGCAGATTTCTCTAGGAAATTCTCCAGAGCCGTAAGCTCTTTAGAAAATACCTTCGGTGTTCCGTTGTCTAAAAATCTATCAACCCTGGCTGGCCCAGCTTGATGTTTTATTTTCTTCTTCTGACTTCCACCTCCACCATACGTAGTGGTGTATACATCTGCGGATGTGAACACAGTACCTGCACCACTTTCACCGCCCTCGCTGCCGCCATCTTCTTTTTGTATACCATTCTGAAGCCGTCTATTTTTTTCAATTTCAGCAGCTGACGGACTCTTTACTCCTTCATCTCGATGTCCAACAGAGATATATTCTTTAGATACAGACATTATAAGTCCTCCTCATCTTCTCTAAGAACATCTGGATTTTCCCGATGATTCCCAGTAGGATTATAGTTAGAATAATTCTTATATCCTGGGTGATTTGGTGACTGTGGATGTACACCAGGGTCAACCTTTGCTTTCTCTATATGTACTACACCTGAACCATTTAATTGTGCTACGTAGTCTACTGAGTCTTGTGCAAACCACATTTGTTTGCCGTCAGGTGACACTTGTTTAATGAAAGGCATAGTAAAACCTTTCTGAATTAAGCTTTCAACCCACGTTTTAGAATCCTGCATTAAAGTCAATGTATTTTTAGCTGCCCTAGCATCTGCATATTCATCTATATCCCGTTCTTCATGTGGGAGTTTGTCCTGCCAATCAGGAGTTCTGCCCCCAGTTCTCCCTTTAAACTTACGTTTATGCTTAGGGATAGTTTTCATAAGCATGGCTTGGATAGTCTCCATACCGCCTTCTTCTTCTTCCCCTTCCTCAGGAGGAAGTTCTTCTTCACCACCCTCTACAAAGTTACCCTCCCCTTGGGCTTGAGCCTCACCCTGCTCTAGTTGTTGTTGCTGTTGTTCTAGTTGTAAAGCTTGCTGTTCGCCCTGCATTTTAGCAGACGGAACCATCTGACCACCAATGATAAACTCTACTTCTTCCATTGGAACATCTTGGTCTTTAATAACAACGTCAAATCCCATGTTAGCATACTGATTAGCAATTGAAATCTTCTGTTGTGCAAATTGAATACGAGTAGATTCTGCTCGTTCTTCAGGTTGTGGTAAAATTAATTCCCAGTCTGTTATACCAAAGGCATCTAGAAGTTGCGGGAAGATTTTCTCGTGGAAAATCCTCTGGTCACCTTCAACCACACGACTCATAACTACTAGTTGTTGAGTCTGTGTAGATAGACCACCGAATGCTTCAGGAGCACCTTGCCAAGCAGGGGTAACACCCCACATAGCAGCCACACGTTCCCGTATCTCTGCCCTAACAGGTAGGTAATCCATCTCTTGTAGAGTATGGAAGAGTCTAACCATGTCTACTCTACCCCTATTATTCTTAGCTGAGACAGCTACCATAGGAACAAAGTTAGGGTCGATACGAGTCTGAGCAGCAATGTTAGCTCGTTCTCTTCGGAGACTTTCAGGGTCATCTGTAAAGACCATCATCATAGACCCAGGCATCTTACGTTCAAAGAAGTACCTATAGAGATTCTTATCCATTCCAATCAAAGTAAGAACCTTTTCAAATATGGTCAGAAGCGGACTCCAGCCATATGTTTCTGAAGGGAAGAACTTAGAAACATGGATAACTTCACTCTCAAATAGATAGATGTGTTGGCTACGATGATAATACTTATACATGATAGGCCATCGTTCCCGTTCACAACTACTTGCTTTACAAACACCTGGGGTATCAGATACCTCCTCTCTATGGAGAGGACACACAAAGTGAGCATTTTTAGGTAGCCCTGCCATGTCTAGGTCATACTCAACCAAGGCAGGATTGAGCCTACGAATCTCCTTGACTTTAGACCTGACAGTTTTACCATCATCATAAAACTCTTTAACCAAATATAGGAATCCATCGTCTACAATATTCACATCAAAGTGGAACTGTCGTAAAACTTCCTCTAAGGACTGGTCAAAGACGTTACAACTAGAAAGAACTTTCTCCATCCTTTCTCGCTGTTCAGGGTCAGGGTCTTGCACTTTTGCTTTCCATTCTATCCCTCTTCGGAATACCTCACCCGTTATATGACTAACAGGTGAACGTACTTCTTCAACTGACATGGATATGGTTTGGATATCCATGACAAGCTGTTGACGGTAGGCCATTTGATGGCGTACCCACGTATTTACTACGTGGTCTAGACCAAATGAGGGTGAACTAGCCGTATCTCCAGAAGCCTTCATTAACTCTAAGGTATTAATTTGAGAGTTTAATTCAGACATTTGTTGAGCCATTACAGGCACTTCAGGTAAATAGTCAGACAGTTTCATATTTTTAATCCTTGCTTAAGGTTTGTATATCAGACATAGATGTAAGTTTAAGAAGTGTATTCATAGCCATTTCTTTGAGCACAAACCCCTCAGTACGGTCAGGTTTTTGAGACAGCGTAAACATCTCTTCTTCATATTTTACTAGTTTTTCTCGTAAATCCAAAATTTCCGACTCTTTCTCTAGAAGTTCTTTGTCCATATCTGTTTGTTCAGTAAAAGCAGCGTTAGCTAATACACCTAAACGAGCAGCCTCTTTAACAAGAGCTAGGAAAGCTCCTTCTGAAATCAGTGTGACTGCATCACTATCATCAGGAATCTCTCCATCAGGGTCTAGTGCTCTTAAGTCATCATGCCAAGTGTCCAATACTCTCCATGTTCCAGTACTATCCTTAGTCCCTACGTATTGATTATTCCTATCCCTTAATGTATTTCCTATCATATTATCTCCTCTAATGTAGAGGGCATACCCCTCTAAATATACTATTTTCTATTGATGAGCCATCTAAAATAATCATGGTTTCTGCTGCTATAACAGTTATTATAACACAAATCCCTAAAATAATTATCATCCACTTAGCTGATTTCACAGGCACTCCACCCACAATTTTTACAAGAGCTGCAACCAGCTTCTTGAACAATTAAGGGAGTATCACAGTCACACGTTTCCGTGACCTGTTCTGCAATACCTGTAGTTAAAACCTCCTTAACTCTGCTACCTGCACGATATACGGTTATCCCTTTACATCCCATTTCCCAGGCTTGTAAATATGCTGATTGTACATCTTCTCTAGTTGCTTCGTTAGAGAAGTTAATAGTTTTTGATATGCCTGCATCTACTGCATCTTGAAATGCTGCTTGCATGGTCACATGTTCTGATGGAGATATGTCTGGTGCCGTAACATAAACATCTTTTGCCCACTGAGGGACATCTTCACGTTCTTTAATAGAACGACCTTTAGCTAAGTGCTCCATTAAATCGTCCGAATAGAAACCATGTTCCTGTGCTGTAGTCTGAAAGAACTTGTTTACATAGTACAAACTCTTCCCTTCCAATATGTTTGATTTTCTCCATGCTAATGCAAAAGTTGGTTCAATTCCGCTTGAAGTATCAGCAATCATAGAGATGGTTCCTGTGGGAGCTACACTTAGTCTACAAGCATTTCGATAACGTTGCTGTGACCCATAGTCACTCTCCTTCCACGATGGGAAGGTTCCTCTAATTACTCCCAACTCTAATGATGCCTGGTCAGCTACGTCTCTGATAAATGCCATTAACACTCTACCTATGGACATAGCTACGTCACTATTGTAAGGAATCTTCAGAGCAATTAGCAAATCAGAGAAGCCCATCACACCTAAACCAATCTTTCTAGTTGCCTTAGTCATAGTATCTATATCAGATGTAGCATATTGATTTGCATCAATAACGTTATCTAGAAAACGGACAGCCAACTTGGTTACATCGGCTAGCTTCTGCCAGTTAATCCGTGTTTCCCAATCATCAGACATATCATCATGCTCTTGAAAGAACTTAATTAAATTAATAGACCCTAGATTACAACTTTCATTACTGAGAAGTGGCTGTTCTCCACAAGGATTGGTTGCTATCATTTCTCCATGCTCACTTGTAACATGGTTATCTTGATTAATTCGATCAATAAATACTAAGCCAGGCTCACCATTCCTCCATGCTCCATCAATAATTAGACTAAAAACATCAAAGGCATTAACCCAAGATGTTATCTTATCAGTCTTAGGATGAATTAATGGATATTCAGAACGGCTCAATACCGCCTTCATGAAGTTAGTGTCTACTCCAACACTAATATTAAAATTGTGTATGTCGCCTTCGACAGTTTTACACTTAATAAATTCAACGATATCAGGATGGTAAATGGACATGACAGCCATGTTTGCTCCATCCCGTTTCCCCCCCTGTGTAATCATGCTGGATACTCGTGAAAGAGTCTTTAGTATTTCTATTGGGCCACAAGCTTTCCCTTGGGTAGTATTAATAGGGTCACCTTTAGGGCGGATTCTAGACAGTGCGAACCCTGTACCTCCCCCAAATTTCTGTACCATAGCTGCATCAGTAGCAGTCTTCATAATATCTTGCATACTATCTTCTAGGGGGAGAACAAAACATCCTGATAATGTCCCTGCTGGAGTACCCGCATTCATCAATGTAGGGGAATTGGGTAGGAAATATAATTCGGACAGTATCTCATAAAACTCATTCTGTATAAGTTCTATCTCCACAGGCAGAGTCATATACTTCCCCTCAACAGAAGAGATAGCTTTGGCTACCCGTGTAAACATACCCTCCGCATCTTCCCTAGGTTTTCCGTCACTATCTTTTAAATAATAACGAGCCTCTAAGATTGTTTCCGCTTGTTCAGTCATCGTCACCATAAGTCCATCCTCCTATCCTCTATGTCCACAGTATATACACAATTTATTTTCTGGCACCCAAAATGACGAATTACACACCGCTTCGTGGCACTCAGGGTTAGGGGCTTCTTCTAAAGCCATAACATGAGGCTCAGGACGGAAATTTAATTCAGGCATTCCTTTCCCTGGCATCTTATCTTTTTCTTCGATTTGTCCTTGTTCTATAGTATCCATCCAATCCTGTACGCTTCCTAATACTTGAATCTTATATATAGTAGTTTCATAAGCAGCTGATAAAGCCATCCCAATAGAAAAGAAAGCATCCCCATGTCCTAAAGGAGTTTCTGGAGCTTTTAATTCATTATTGACAGACAGTATCTGTTGCTTCTGTCTTTCATCTTTAATAAGCTTTAAATTTCCTGAGTGGAGGTAGGTTTCAAATACTTGAGCCATAGTATTTTTAGACCTAGTTGAAAATATCATTGGCTTCCAAACGTTATCCAACCCACGTTCTTCTAATTCACCCCTCGTATTATCTACGTATCCCTTGTTTAACTCAAAGTTCTCTGATACTTTATTTAAGTATTCGATTTGGTCAGAGTAGTTCCACCCATCTAAGAACGATGAATGTACTTGTTCTATTGTATCACCCCTGCGTCTAAAAATAACTAGGTGTGAAGGGTGACGTTTCTTACCTACATCAAACCCTGCAAAGAATTGGTCATCCTCTTCACAAGGGAATGGTTCCAAAGCACTATTATTAATCAAAGCAGTAGATTCACATTTTTCAATGTCTTCAGCTTCAAAATACGATTCCGTAGAGAAGTGCGGAATCAACATAAACTCTGATGCAAAGGATTTAGGACGTGCTTTCTGTTGTTCTAATAGCCATTCCTCATTGTAGAGTTCTGGCATCAATACTCTACGCCCAGGAACAGGATCTAAAGCAGGAAGAATTCTAGCCTTAAAACGGCTATCGTCTTGAAGCTTACTGAGAATATCCCCAGGCATCATAGGTGTCCCTAGCACAATTACTGGGACTCCCTTCAATGGGATAAACAATGATTCCGTCATAAAGTGGTCTTCTACTTTAGTTATCTGTCCCATGTTCAATGGGTTTTCAGGGTCACGTAGAATATCATCAGCAATCAAAGCTCCGTTAACGTGCATACCTCTCTTAAATGAAAAAAGACCGCCGTGCATTATATCGGCAGGCTTATCATTAATTGAATATCTAAAGGAGTAATCTGCTTTAGGAGATTTATTATTCATCCATGACATGAGAATAGGATTTCTCTTTACAGTTTTATTAATTTCTGATATATGATACTGAGCCATACCATCACTATAAGATAGATATAATACCGAGCAGTCTCGTGGTGCAGTCAGTAACCGCCATACACTAAAAGCATGTCCTAGAACCGTACTCTTAAAATGAAAACGTGGAAGTACAGCCACGTAATTTAATCCCTTCTCTAAGCATTCTTCTATATCATCTGCCACTAGTTGTACGTGCCAAGCCTTAAAGTACTCAGGATTATCGTAACTTTGACTCCATATATTTATTAGAAATTCTTTGAAGGTGCCAACTTTATATTTTTTATCAGACATCAACCCATCAGCTAAACGAGCTAGGGCGTTATCATACGTTATGTCATTATTGTCTCTATTTGCCATACTACTCCTGAGCTACCAAAGATTTTAGTTTCCCCGCTATTCGTTGAATTGTGTCTTGGTCAGAGACTTCTTCAACTAATATATTTAAGACGGACTGTACGAACTGTAGGTTTATCATACCTTCCATAACCTTACGCTCACCTTGGATGCTCATATCTAAAACCTTAGCAGCATCATAAGCCCTATCAAATTGAAGTACTCCTAATGCTGCCCCAGCTTTATGCCTCATTCCTTCATACTCAGTAAGATGTTCCGTTTGAACTCTAGCGAATCTCTGACCTTCAGATTCTTGAATATGTTCCATAGCAGCAGTATGGGCTAAATCCTTCTGCTCATTCCATTTAAGTTGCTTCGCCCACACATATAATGTTGGGAGTTTAACTTCAATAGCAAACTCCTCATTAAGTTTAGCAACAATCTTAGGGCCAGAAAGCCCCTCCAGCCAAAGCTTCATAGCTGATAGCTTAATTTCTTGGTCGTATACTTTCGGCATTAAATATAGCCTTCAAAACCCATATCAACATTTTTATTTTGGGATTCCATGCTTCCTCCATACGGAGTACCATCAGATTGTATTAGCTTAGAAAAATCTACGTGGCCTGTCTTACCATTTTTAGCTGTTGTAAAACAAGTGGGGAAACTCCTCTTCTGATTACCAATACTATATGTATTGCTAGTAATGGCTATCTCTGTCCTAGAGCAGACGTTTGCAAAACCCTTTTCTCCAAATGGTACATAACGTTTATTAGCCAAGATGGTTGCCTTAGTACGATGTAGCCCTTTGATTTTAGTATTCCAAAAGCAATCTTCATAATCACAATACACTATTTTAGCATACCGCTCTTGAAATTCTTCCTTAGTAATCTCATCAGGTAACTGGTCATCCTCTGGTCGTTGGGGTTCTTCCTTACTGTTAAAGTAAAATGTTAAACTCATCTTTATCCTCCATCTTTCTATATAGTGCTACACATGCTGCATCACAAAAATCTTGTTCTTTGCTATTAACGTTTTCCCATTTGTCTATTGCAAATTGTTTTATGAAAGCTTTATCCGCTTTACCTGCTTGCAAAACCCAACGCTTCCAAACTTTATTATCTACAGGCATACATGAATACCCATTGCGATAACAAATATATTTTGCCCCTGCTACCACCGCAGCAAGAGCAACAGTTGTCTTCGGGTTCTGGATATAAATAGCTGCTTCTACCGCAACTAACAAATCACTTATATCTATTTTACTCAATTTCTCCTCAAATCCTTCTAATATTTCATAGAACCTATCTTCATAATTTGAGGCTGAACTAGACCATTTAAATTGCTCCACGATATTTTCTTCCTCATCTAGAAGGACACCATGAATAGCTTTAGTTGAACAGTCTAATCCTAGATAGTACATTATATCACACTTTCCTACTACGAGTTGTATATGCTGGATTACCGTCAAAGCCTTTATCTTCAACCTCATAATCCTCAAACAGTGCGGGATATTTATGCTTTAGTATAGTAGCAATCTTACTAAAGACCAACCTAATTTCTTCTTCGGCATGTTCATCAGTTCGCATTTCAATGATATGTCGAGCAGCCCTAATATTACATGACCATCCTATGTTAGTTGCTACTCCAATGGGGGCTACTCGTCTGGCAGCGGAAGTATAATACTTCTTCTTACTAAACGGCAGGCTATCAAAATCTGTCCCTTCAATAACTTCTGCCCGTTCTATAAGTCTACTATATTGAAGTTCTAGGAACTCCCACGTTTCTTTAAAAATATCCTCTGAATAATAATCATCTACATAAGCTTCTGGTATCCACAACCCCATATCTTCTAGCCTAAGGAAGCGTAGACTCTCCTGAGATATTGCCGTACCCGCTCTGTGCCTTACAAGCTCATGAGTGACTACTCTGCTGGTGTCACATATCATAAACGATACCCACCCATGCTCTAGTACTGAACCGTGCCCAATGTCAATTATATTCTTGAGGTATGATGGGTTATCTTCCCGTACCCTAGTGATATTAGGATTAAGTTCTGTCCCAAAGGACTTATAACAACTCCGTCCCATGACCTCAATAATCTCTCTAAGGTCACCTTTGCCACTACCTTTACGTCCTACACTACCATCTCTATTACCTTTCTTAGAAGTCCATCCCTGTGCTCCAATGTGTTCAAGGTAACCGTGGAGTTCAGTATCATTAATTGTATTCTCTGCAACCATGAATACTTGAGGCTCTACTCTATGCATAATCCCTCTCCTTATAAGTACGGAGAGCTACAATTCTAGACACGGTTTGAAACCCCGATGAATAAGCTTTCAGAAGTCCCTCAATCCTAGTATGAATAGTTTCATACTCAATTACAGTTTTCCGCATATCTTTAAGTTCATCGTATTCACCAAAAGCAGCACCCCTAATTTCTTCCCTTGTTAATTTTTTCTTGCCTATTATCTCTCGTTCTTCAGCTAACTTGAAAATGGCTGATGAATACGCTTCATCAAAAGCGGCTTCATAGGCATTCTTCTTAGAAGAAACATCAGCTAGTTCACGTTCTAAGTGGGCTTTATAGCCACCATATACAGTTAGAAAAAGCTCAAGCTTCTTAGTATCAGCATTCATTAAAGAGGAAAAATCCAATTCTTCCCTTTCGCCCAAGTCAATTTTCATGGCTGGGACGTTTACTTCTTTTACATATTCACTAGCTTTATTGACTGCTGATTGTGGAGTCCATCTCTTTTCCATTTGGCACCTCTTTACATCTACAATATTTCTCACCTGTACAGGCTATAGGAACAGAGGTCATCTTCATAATCTTAAGACACTTGTTCGTTAATTGTTTCCAGACTTCATCACTTTTTACTACACTGAAGCACTTTACTTGTTGGTCATTTTTATTTTCATATAAAACTATCCCGTGTTCGATATTCATAATATTTAAATAGATTTGTATTTGCAAGTAGTGGTCACTCTTGGGGTCAGTAATCAATGCCTTGAATCCTTTATCATTTATAGATTTTAATTCAACAATAGTTTTACCATAGACTTCATGTTGTATCATATAATCATATCTACCTGAAATAGGTGGGTCATCTAGTTTAGTTGGCTTCTCTTCATCTATAAGAATGCCTAGTTCTTGAAAGTATTTAGTGAACCTATACCCTAGATAATCACCACAATCAAATATCCTTCGTACATTAGCAGCTATGGGACTAGGGGGCATAAGCCCGTTAAAGGCTAGGTACACGTAGCGTTCACAAGGACTACTAACAACAGAGGGATAGAATTTTCCTCCCCTACTAGGGTAAGGCTGTTTTATTAGCCCATCATTAATAAACTTTATTAGCCACGCATCCTGATTAATTGCTACTGGGCTTGCGGGTTTAGTTGTTCGTCGTTTTCGAGACTTTGGAGTTGTAATTCCTCCTCCAATTTGTTTAATGCCTGCCATAATGTATCAGTCACCCCCGTCTTAGAATTGTCTTTTATATGAAGAATATTTTTAATCCCATATATACGCATTAAGTCTGCGTCCCTTTTAATATCTCGTTTCTTTAGATGACCATATATACCATCTGCTTCAATTATCATTCCTAGCTCAGGAACAAAGAAATCTGCAACGTACTTACTTACATGGACTTGAGTATCGTATCGGAGTCCTAAATCAGAGAGGACTTCCGCTATAACCAATTCTTGTTTAGTGTAATCTCTAGGTAACACTAATTTTTAACTCCTCGAAACGAGAAGGATTCTCTAAGAAGAAGTGCTTTAAGCCATTCATGCCCTGCATCTTCTCCTCACCATACATATACCAAGCCCCTCGTTGTTGAATAAGATTCTGAGTAAGAGCTTCACGAATAAAGGTTTCCATTATATCAATCCCACCCTCAATTCTAAAAGGAATTTTAACATGATTCCAATGCTCTCCACCAATCTTAGTCTTCCTCATTCGGATATCCATATCAAAGCCTACTTTAACACCTTTAGGTTCTTCAATCCATCCATCCCGTTTAACCTGCAACAATGAATGGGCAAAGAAGGTTTGAGCTAGACCTCCTGGCATAGCATCAATAGACACTGGCCCCATACTAGACCTAATCTGATTAATTAGAACTAGAGCAGACCCTTGCTTGAGGTGTGGCAGAAGTTTAGGGAAAGAAGAATTGACAAATCGGGCTTGCCAAGCTATTGGATTATATCCAAACTCTTCTTCGTAAACAGCTGAAGGAACGAGTCCTGCCATACTGTCTAAGACAACTAAGGCTACACCATTCGACATCATTTCCCTAACTGTCTCAAAAGCTTCCTCTCCAGTAGTAGGTTGGCATACCAATACTTCTTCAGTATTAAGGCCACACTTTTCCATCCATTTAGAGTCCCAAGACTGTTCTGTATCTACCCAACCAACGAGGTCATTATTATGCTGGGCATTGACCGCTATCTGCGAGGCCAGGAAGCTCTTACCGACGTTAGGTGGGCCATACAGTAGAGTGATGCGCTTCTTAGCTATGCCACCACCAGTAAGTTTATCTAGGGCAGGAATACCAAACGGTATTTTGTCATACCCAAACTCGTCACTGTTACCTCTCCGTAGAGTTAGTTTCTTATTTCCCAGTAATTGTTCAATTACTGCCTTTGCATCATCCTTCATTTAATCCTCCCAATCTTTGTAAACTTTCAGCCCAAGCTACATACACAGCTGCAACTTGAACAATTTCTTCGTATAGATGCATATCTTTATCTCTATCAAGAATAGACTTTGCTACCTCACCTACTTCTTCTACACCAATAACATTCCACCTTTCATTAGTGTTATAAAGTTGGTCACCCCATTTATCATCTTGCCTTTTTCGTTCTCCTAATACATCATGGAAAACACGGTCTTGAACCGCTGTTGCTATATAATATGTATTATCTATTTGTGCACCCATTATTTATCCAACACCTCATCAATTTGCTTATCAACCCTACGTTTTAGTTCATGCCAAACTTGGTCTGCTACCATTCCAGCCTCCTCAATTTGTTGGTCAACTGGCAACGCAGTATCAATCTGGTCTATATTAAGGTCTACCCGACCATACTGATTCGTTGACAGGTCACCTACTCTAAAGGTAAACCCTAGATGTACACTTACTTTAGCCATTATTACCCTCCTAATCCCAATCTATATATTCTTCTATTATATCACATTTTACTTCTGGTACACTCCACTTATTCCATTCTGATTTAACTGCCCACGAACCTTCACACACATCTATGTCCACTTTAAGTGGGATGTCTAAGCTGTTTGCTTCTAGTATCAATTGTATTTGCTGTGGTAGTTCACGTATTTCATCATCGTGAATTTCACAAATGATTTCATCGTGGACTTGCAGTAAAATATTACTCTTCTTATCCTTAAGGTATTCATGTACGTATATCATTCGCTCATTTAAAATATCAGCACTTGTACCCTGTACTAAATAGTTCACTCCCTTATACCCAAGTGAATTGTCTATCTTGTAAATACGACCATACCTGTTCTTTATCCATCCCCGTGATTCGACAGTTGAAATAACCCTATTAATGAATGAGCGAGAACCATAAATATTATTAAAATACTGTTGCTTGTAGGCTTTCGCTTGGTCAGTTGTAGTACTCAATTGTTGAGCAAGTCTTTTATTCCCCAATCCATAAAGAATACCGAATGTAATGTTCTTTGCCATCTGTCTATAAAATTTAAATTCGGGATGTTCTTCAGTAATACTAAAGGCTATTTTCGCAGCCTCGCCATGAAAATCTACTTCATCTCTACTCAACAATTCATCCATTTCAGCATTATGAAGGTAGCTAAGGAAGACACGTACTTCCATTTGTGAATAGTCAAAGCTAACTAAAGTATATTCAGGTCTAGGAATAAACAACCTACGGACTGCAATCTGGTCTACATCCGTAGAATCAAACGATTCATCCCCCACAAAACCCCATGTATCTAACACAGGATTACTGAGAGATATTTCTGATAGTTCACCTTTAGATTTAGATGCTACTATGGCACTGATTCTACCTTTGACTATCTCCCGCTCTTCTTCCGACAAAGACCTATCACTTAATTTAAAATGAGTACGAGGAATATTTTGGAGGTTAGGTTCTCTTGATGAAAGCCTACCCGTCAAAGTTCCCCAATTACAGAAGGACGTATGTAAGTCCTCAGTTTCTATGTATGGATTAATGTACGTAGATTGAAGCTTCTCTAGAGAGCGGTGCTGTCGTACTAGCCCTGCTAGCTCATTATCTATCTGGACTAGAGCTACCTCACTCCATGATTCCTTATTTTTAGGGGTTTTTACAGGTGAGGAAATACCCATATCTGTAAAAATCTCACCTAATTGTTGAGTGCTACTTATATTAAATTCTTTACCAACTCGTTTATAAATAGCCTGTACGACTTCTTCTTTCCTTTTTGCAAGTTTTTCTGCGACATCATTCGCATATACACTATCAACAATTACACCTCGTCGTTCCATATCAAAAAGAACTTTAGTCAAGTCGCACTGTGTTTTAAAGACAGCTTCTTGGTCATTCTGTTTGATTTGTTCTAGCCTCTCTCGATATAGTTTATGTGTCCAATACACATCCTGTTGACAGTATGGCCCTAAAATATCTGGTGGAGACATAGAAAAATCTTTACTCCACTTGTTTGCTCTCAGGTATTTCTTAGTTTCAATATCATAGCTAGCTGCTTCATCACCATATGTTCTTTTAATAGTATCAGTTAATCCTAAGTCCCTAACCCACGTAGGCTCTGTTAACCTAACCATAACTAGTACATCAATGAGGTCTTTATCCCCTATGATTAATCCTTCATTAGCAAGAAAATGTAGGTCAAACTTTAAGTTATACCCAATCAACATTGTTGGGATATCATTTAGCCACCCAATAACTTCTTGTCTAGCTGCTTCAGAAAGATTCTCTCCTTGCTGATGCCTAAAGGGAAAGTAGTGATTGAAAGAGAATTCACCATCGCTACCGCAAATACCTAAACCACATATTTGATTCTTTCCATATGGGTCAAGGCCATTAGTTTCAACGTCAACACACCACTCAGATGATGTTTCAAGTTCCCACTTAATATCTTTGTATGTCTCATTAGTAAGAATCATGATGCAGCATTCCATTCTGGTGGGTCAAATTGTCCTGTTTCTGACATACGTTTCATTAAACTATTATACGCCTCCACTACAGATGTACCGATACCCGACAACCAAAGCTTATTTTTATTCGGTGCATTGATTTGCCACTGCTCTCCTGCTAAATCTCTTGTATCCCTACCCAATTTAATGTCAAAATTTGGAAAGTTATAGTACAACGAATGTAAACAATCTAAATCCTCTTTACTAAATATCATTCTCTCCCCCTATTTATCCGTAACGAAATGTCGCATAGGATGGAGCGGCTTCTCCGCATCTTTAATTTTCCCATACAATCTAAGGATACGTTCAGTATCCCTTTTAGTTTGTATATGGGATGGCCCTGTCTTTTGAATATACCAATTTAACAGTAAATCTACAACTTCCTCTATTGTGGTGGAGGGGGATTCCCCCCCACCACTTGATTTACTAGAAGAGGTCATCAAGTTTAACCGCTTCAGGAGATAGGGAATGTCCATTTGATGTTGCAACAGAAGCTGTTACAGAACCGTACCTGTCCTTAAAGTATTCTTTAACGGCTGGTAGGTCTGCTTGCTCTTCAACCTTATCCTCAGGAATTTCCATTTCTCTAGCTGTGGCAGAAATACCATAAGAAGTATCCAGCATACCAGAGCCAGTACGTTTGATGCGAATCACACCCTTATCAAGTTGACCCCAATCATTGTAGACATCAACCAATTGATTCCAAATATAATCACTACGCCCAAACGTTAGAGCAACCAAACGATAATCATTGATTACTTCTTTGAACATCTTCTTTCCACCAGGGCCAGATATCTCTTCCCATGAATCAACTCGTCGTTCAGGATGAATCACTTCATGTACAAATGCCCAGAAGCCAAACTTATGACTAGGACGTGTATCTGAAGGAACATCTGAAGTATCCGTATCTGTATCAGACAACAGGTTTACCCAACGGTTTCCAGACCTATACGTATAGATATAAAATTCATCTAGCTTAACATCATCTTCATGACCTGTAGCTAGTGCAGTTATAAATGCCTGGTCACCATCTTTAAACCAAATCTCCCGACCTACGGCTTGACTGCCATTACTAATACCAATGCGCTGTTCTTCCCTACGTTCTTGAATTCTATTAATTCCACCCATAATTTATTCTCTCCTTACCAATAATTTCTTTTATCTATTATATCACAAAGCTGGTTTTCATTTCTTACATCTTGTACATCTTTAAATCCTTTAGGTAATGTTATATATGACACTATAAAACTACTAGATAATTCTTTAAATATTTTATTTAAAGCTTTTTGTCCTGTAAAATCATTATCTAAACAAACAACAAATTCTTTAGTAGATATATTATACAACATTTCACGTTGTTTTTTTGACATGCTTGCGCCCAACAAAGCAACCGAACCAAAACCATGCTGGTCTAACCACATTGTATCTAAACTTCCTTCGGTAATGCAGACAAAGGACTTCTTCTCTAAGTAGCAATCCCCAAATAATATCTTTGACTTCTTAAGTCCTTTCGAGTACATATATTTAGGGACTGCATTTAACCTTCTACTTACCCAGCCTATCCTACGTTTATGGGAATCGGCAACTGGGATGATTAAATCATTGTAAGTATTAATTGCACATCCCCACTTAACTAGTGTTTCTTTGTTAAAGCCTCGTTCTAGTATCCACTTAGGAACAGAGGAGCTATCAAATGGGAAATCTATAATGGGTAATTCATGTTCTTCATCAACAGAATATTCATCAAATAGTCCTATATCAAATGAAGCCTCTCGTTCTCGTAAGAGGTTATCAATCTGAATCTTAGAATAATTTAAATACTTCTGTAAGAAGCTTTTTAAACTACCTGAGCCACATCCTGCAAAACAAATCCATACCCCTTTCTCAATATTAATCGAGCAGGAATCTACTTTATCTTCATGGAAGGGGCATCTTATAGAAAACTCTTCTCTATAAGCATCAGGAGTTATCCCTGCATTTAGCATAAGTGTTGTCCAATCCACCATTAAAACTCTCCTGTATAACGGGAATCTTCTTTAATATATCCAATGTCTACATTCCATTCCAATAAGGAATTATCAACAGCCAATTCACCATCTCTATATTTCTGATACTGAATAATGCGCTTGAAGTCATTATCTTCTACCATACACATAGACAAAGCTACATCAGAAGCCCTAAGAAGAGCATCACCAAAGGCTACGTGTTCTGCTCTAGGAGGAGCATATATATCTGCTGCATCCCTATTTGCCTGAGTAGACACAAACGTAGTAATGTTATGGCTCATACACAGATTCTTAAGGCCATAGAACAGGGCGTGAGATTGTTCCCACATAGCTTTTTTGCCATCTCCACTCGATACTAGATATACCCCGTCTAGAACCACAAAGTCTGGTTGATGCTTTCTAACCAACCCTGAAATGGAATCCAAGCTCATACCTTGTTGTCCTTCGATGTGGTCACATATCAACATCTTACGACCATTAAGTTTAATCAAAAATTCTTTATAAGCCTCTTCATCAATAGGGTCACCATTGCGTAGTGCTTTATGAGAAAAGTTATACCCCATCATATTAGCCAGCACAATATCCGTTCTAAGGCTAATTGCGTTAGTAGGCATCTCTGTGGATATAAGTAAAGTTTTGTACCCTGCCATCATCGCTACAGCAGCCGCATGGACACACATCCAAGTCTTTCCCATTGCTGGCCTAGCAAAGAGAGATATCAATTCTCCTGGCATCCAACCTACACCAAGCTTATTTATGGAATCAAAGGAGGTAGTGATTCCCATCATACCTTCTTGACGCATATCACTCTTGCGTTTCCAGTCATTGTATCGTTCTAGGTGTCCATTATCATAGTTAGTGACATCTTCATCATATACTAAGCCTATGTCCTGTAGGGCTGTAACAATCTGTGCGTATGCATCCTTAGGCTTTTCAAGAAGCATTGCTTTATTCTTTTGAAATGACCCTACGACCTGCCTAAAAAGAACTTGGTCTTTGAATGTATCCAATGCATAATCAAAAGTGAGATTCTTAGCTGAGTCATCTAAGGTAGGATAATTTTCACAGATGGTGCTTGTGCTGGGCAGTTCCCCATAACTATCCAGATACTTAGTCACAAATTTATATGCATCACCATGTTGAGCAAAGTCCTGTGCTGTGTGTTTAAATCTATTAAAATTCTTCTTTTCTGTTAAACCTAATATAAGTCCTGATTCAATGTAATCATAATTTTCCATTCTCTACTCCTTCTTTGAATCATAAATAATTCTATTGGAATCGTTGTGAACATAGTATACCACATCTAGACTCAAACGAAATCTATCTACAATCTCTTTTGCTTTAGCAAATGTATCTACTGTATCTTCAATCCATACTACCCTACTTAGTTGGTCTACTCCTATAACTCTAAATTCCCCCTCAGGGGCAGCACGATTTTTAATGTCTGCATTCTCTAATTTCTTTTTAGTTTTTAGTAGTCCTTTTCTTGGCTGCTGTCTTAGTTTTCGCATCAGTAAACTTCTCCATTAACTCTTTTTCTATCTGTATCATTTTAGTATTATCTGTTGCTTTGGGTAGCCACTTAGCCCGTAACAATCTTAGCTCTTGCCACTTATCTATATACTCTTGTTGATTGCTGGATTGTATTTTCCACCTAAGCTCAGGATTATCATCATCAGATAAATAGAATTTAATCCCTGCAACGAAATAAGGGATAGAAACTGTATTTGAATTTCTTTTAATACAAGCGACTACCCCACATAAAACAGCGAAGACATCATGAGTTTCCAATAAGCCTTTTAAAAGCTTCATTTCATACCCTATGAAACGACTAGGAACATACTCTTTACTATATTTCTTATAGTATTCTTCTGAAAAGATTCGATGTAAATCGTTACAATTATATTCTTCTATAGCTTTCTCCCTCTTTTCCATATTCATAACTATCCTCTCCTTCAAATAAGGCATTAACTTTTTCTCTAAGAGCTGCTCTAATAGTATACGCCGATTCATGTAAATCTTCAGTAATTTCTTCCATAGTTAATCCTTCTAATCTTAACACAACAAAGTGTTCTTCTTTTTTTGTCAAGTTACTATCTTGAATTAGCTCCATCATTTCTACATCATCAAAAGTATCATCCATAGTACCTAAAGCTTGTTGAATCTTATTAGATGGAACATCATCTATGCCTACTTCTAACATGTCTTCTATACTTTGTGTATCTACATGTTTTCTTTGTGCCCTTACAATAAGAGTCCTTAAGGTATTCATCATGGTAGTATGTAAATACGTATGAAACGTTGTACCGACATCAGGATTAAATCCTTTAGCAGCTTTCAAAATGGCAATCCTTAATTCTTGAGCTATATCATCTCTATCCATATCTAATACGAATACAGAGGATGCTAGCTTTTGAACCTTAGGTTCCCACTTCACAATTAAATCGTCATTTATTTCTATCGACGGTTCCATAGGCATCTCCATAAAGTTTTAGGCGAATACCCTTTGGCTATAAAATAGGCATAATTTGCCATCAGCCCCGAAAAAGCCAGAACAATTAAATAGAGTACCCACAATGGTAGGGGTGCAAATTTAAAAAATGTAACCATGATACTGTCTTCTATCATATGCATAGCCGTAATACCAAGCAGTAATTTCCAATATAATTTATCTATCCTATGAATGTGCATTATTTCTCACCCCTCTGCTTTTATAACCTTGAGTTATTCCATCGCGTTGACCCCTATTATAACACGATGTGCTACAAAAAATATGGCGGTAACCTATTTTATGTCTATGTGTAACAAATCGTTTATGCCTCTCAAATATTAAATGGCAAAATTCACACTCAAGCTTTGTAAATTTTAATGATTCTTTACAGTCACCTGGGCAAGCTTTCTGTTTATTAGGAGTAACACTATGACACACAGGACAGTATACAAGCCGTTTACGCTGATACAACCCTTTAGTAGGAACTCCCGCAGTCTTTAATATAAAGAAGATGCGCTGTTTAGTTACGCCAAGTTTCTTAGCTATGGCTGGTAAAGTCAAATAGGGTTGGCTTTCTTTTAACGCTATTGCTTCGCTTCGTGTAGACATTATAACACATTTACCTAAATAATTATTTCCACTACGCCTGGTGTAAACATATACATCCCAGCTCCCTTCTTAGGCCAACTATCAGACTGGGGTTCAAAGATTTTTGATGTACCATCGGAGAACACAACAATATTATAGGCATGTCCTCCTTCATAATCAATGACTAGTCCTACTGTATTCACATGAAACTTTCTATCTACTCTGGCTTTAAACGAAAAAGCAAAGTTATC